TCCTGACGTTGTGTAATATTTACATTGCAACTAAATCTTGGCTCTGTAGACCCATCACCATTACCAGCATCAACTGATGTGCCACAGTATTCACTTACTGTTTTAAAACTAAATTTATCTAGATTAGATTCAGCAATACCACAGCCAGCCCTTGTATCTGTAAGCAAATCGTACAAAATCCATGCAGGGTCTGTTGTCCACTCTTTATCTGTTTTAAAAGTTCCGTTAAAAGTACCAGCATAAGAAATTGCACCTGTCTGCAAGTCTACAGTTGCGTTGTGCGGTATCTTGATCTTGCGCCCTCTGACACGGAACACCCTCTTGGGAACTCTTGGAAACTGTTTAGCACTAAACCTTAAAGCTACATGAGCAGTGTTTGCATATGCGTTCTGTTCAAAAATAATATTAGTGGCCTGTTGAAATTGAAAAGCATTAACTAATGTTGAATCTGTGCTATCTGCTGTGACTCTTTCTACTCTTACAGCAACAGGAAAAGATGTTGTTGAACTAAATTTAATTATATAGTCTCTAAAATATGCATTAGTTGATCTTCCTTTGACAGTATCATCAACAACTGTGGTTGTTGTGCCATCATTTTCAATCGTTTTAATAAGTAAATTAACCTCCACTCCATTTATATCACCATCATTTTCAAATTTTTGCATTGAAGGAAATCTTAAGGTCACACGAACAGCATTTATGTCACTTGAACTAACTGTGTGAGTCACAGGAGTGGAAGTTGTTACAGTTGTACCGATAACACTTTCAGTTTCAATATTTGATATTCCATCAATAAATGTTTGATTTGCTGTCCCTAATCTAAAATCAAAATCAACATCTTTAAAATTAAAATCACTGTCCTCTGGTGCGGTATTACTTGCAGCCTCTTGTAAAATTTGCGTACCATTTAAGAAAATATCCTTTTTAAAAGCGTTTAAGTATGCAGTTGAAGTCTTATCTGTGATGCCAGCTTTTGATGCGGTTGCTGAACCCTCAATTTCTCCCTCCCCTAGTAGTTCAACAATCGTATTAAACTGTTTTGAAGATAAAGCATCAGCGGGCAAATCAGGGTCAGAAAATTGCACTCCAAAGAGTGAACCACTAAACTCCCCATGTATCTTTGCTTGTGCCATTAATTTGTACCCTCTACTTGTACAGTATCAACTCCATTAGATACCACAATAGAACCAACTAAAATCTCTCCATATACTAAATTTACTGGTATTCCAGCCTTTGAAATATTTGTAAGCCCTGTAAATGAATAATTGGAAGCCAAAGCCGAGGGGTCTAAACTGTCTTGTCCTGATACAGCAGATGAGGTGGTTTGCTGTGGTGTCAGCATACTTGTTACACCATCAATGACCATTGATGTTCCGATTGTCGCTAATGTGCTTGTAACTACTGTGCTTAAAAGGGTACTCCCTAAAATTTTTGCAGGTATTGCAGATTTTGCAAATAAAGCACCAGCACCCAATAAAATTTGTAAAAAATTTCCATGAACTACAGGAATAATTTTTATATCTTCTTGTGTATTAAAATTTAGTAAATCTTCTGTAATAACTCTTGCACCTACTTGAATCGTATAAAACTGATCTGCCATATGTTTCTCAATGCCTTTAAAATTACAAACCAAAAAACTTATTGCTTCTCTTGGTGTATTCAAATCAACTTCAAACTCTGCATGACCTAAAAATTTTCTTAAAGTGCCATAAACCTTAATTTTTTTAAGCATCTATTTCATCTGGTTTGATTACTGCTATTTTATCCGATTTTGGCGAAACGAGATAAAAAATTAAATCAATCGCTTTACAGCTATATTTATCTGATTCAGAAAACTCTAAAATATCTTGTGGGTGGCTATGAACAATCCCTATAATCTCATCAACAGAATCCTCTACCTCTGCCCAATCCAAAGGCTCTATAACAAAAGATTCTGCCTTAAATTCATTTGATATGTTTCTACAAGGATAATATTCTTCTTTATTATTTTTTATACCCACTATTCCACAAGACTCTTCTGGGTCACATTGCTTTGCGTGTTCTATTGCATCTTGTTTCCAAATAAAATCCATTTTTTATATGAAACTGCCAACGGCTGGAAATTCATTTCTTGTGACTTGTCTAGCTGGTAACTTTTTATTTGCTTGATCTAAAGCTCCTACAAGTTCAAATTGCACAATTTCTCTAGTTTCAGATGTTTTTCTATCAATAAAAAATATTTCTTGCGGAAGTTCATTAGATGATGGTGTGCCAAATGGATTGCTGCTACTTGGAAAATTCGCTGCATCAAGTTCACTTGCAAGCGTTGTTATGCGAGTCAGCTTAGCATCTGCTAAATCATTATGAGGTGTTGTTAAATTTACAATGATTAATAAATCAGTCATTGTTATAACTGACCCACTTCTTGTAATACCTCCTAAATTTGCAACAGTTAAAGTTGGTCTTGGGATTTGTCCTTTACCAGAAAACTCAGCACCCTCAAAAGTAATAGGAACTCTTTGATATGAATTTCCTTGCCAAACTATTTCTGCATTTGAGTTCATACTAGAACCAGCATGAAATCTGAATGTAGTAGGGACACTAGATGGGTTTCCTGTGGCATAATGCAAACCCTCGACAAGTTCTAAAACAAAAAGTTCTATTCTCGAACTTGGATTTAATTTTTGTAATTCAGAAACTGGTATTGCCATTATGGTTCTGCAACTTGTTCAAATGTTAAATTCATAATTACTCTATTGCTTAAAACTGCTGTTCTTGATCTTCTTGTACATATAAATTTTAATGCTGATGAATGATGTGGCGGTGTAAAATCAAAGTTTGCTTGATCGTCAAATCTTGCATCTAAAAATGTATCTATTGTTGTTGCATCTGTAGTAGAAACATTAAAAGTTAAATTAAGACTAATTAGTCTATTATTTGCTGGTAAACCTTGAACTAAACGCTGTTCATATCCATCACCAAGTTTTATCCTTAACGCATCTTGATTAACAGTTTCTTGTGTCGAATACTGAGGAGTGATTGATGGAAAGGTAGCCATTATGCCAATAAACCTCCAGCACGTTTTTGTTTGATTAATTCTGATTGTATCGCTGCTGCAATTTGATTACCAAGATTGTTTGCATCTGCACTGTTTCCAGAGACATTACTTGAGTTTGCGTCAACATTCACAGTTATAACATTTGTAACGCTATCGCCACCTCCACCGATTGCATTATTTGGCACTATTGTCCCAGCAACTTTTGGTACAAATAACTCAGGCCCCCTTTCACCAACAATCGAGGCTTTTCCCACTGGTGGCCTTCCACCTTCTGCAAATAATCCTCCAAGTAAACCGCCAAGAAAACCTCCTAAACCTTTTTTCTCTCCACCGCTTGCACCCTTACCAAATGCCTCTCCAAAGCCACCAATAAGTTTATCTATTTGTGCATCAATAATTTTATCTCTAATACGATTGAGCACGTTTGTCATTGCCTCTCCAAAGGTTTTCGCACCAGTTATAGCGTCCCTAAGATTGTTTTTTATACTTCCTTCAATCTCTTCACCTACTGCTGTCATTTTTTCCTTTAGTTTGTCGGTTTCTGTTTGTTGTTTTTTTATTTCTTCTGTGCTTTCTTTCTGTATGGTCACTCTTTCCTGTAATTTTTCATTTATTAGTTTGTCTGATTCAAGAGTTTTATTTCTACCTTCGAGCATTTTTATGTCTAGTTCAACTTCTTTTTTCTTTTCCTCAAGATTTTTTTTAGTTCTGCCGTTTGCATTAATTAATCTTTCATTAATTTTTGCTAAAACACTCTCTTGTTTTTCAAGTGCTTTTGCGACCTCTTCACCAGAGCCTTCAACTATCGCATCATTTAATTCTTTTTGTTCTCTTCTTGTTTTAATTATCTGTGTTGTTAAAGCCCCAAGAGCTATAACAAAAGCACCTATTCCAGTGGCAGCTATCGCACCAGACAAACCTAACACAGCAATTTTTAAAGCTCCTACTTTAATAGTTAAAGCGGCAAGAGCCGCCCCTGCTAGTGGAGCAGCAAAAGCAATAGCTTTTATACTTGCTGCTATAGCAGTTAAAAGTAAAGCCGCCCTACCAGCATCAGATTCAATAAATTTTGTTAATTTTGTAATAAATTCAGTTAATAGTTTTGTAGTTGCCTCAACTGCTGGTCTTAATTCCTTACCAAATGCTTTTGATAAATCTTCTGTTGCATTACTGAAATTTTTAAATATTTGAGTGGGGTCATTTGCAACTAACTCTTTTAGAGAAGCCGCACCTTCTGTCTCAATTTGCCTTAAAGCTCTCAAAACAACTTCGCTTGTTAACTTACCTTCAGCAGCTAGTTCTTTAAGTTTTCCGATAGGCACATTTAATTCATTTGCTATAGGTTGTAATAAAGTCGGTATTTGTTCAGATATACTCCTAAATTCATCACCAGCAAGCCTTCCTGACCCAAGAGCCTGTGCTAACTGCCTAAAAGCATTTGAAGCCTCTATAGTAGATGCTCCAGCTAATTTAGCGGCAGTATTAAATCCAAAAAATGTGCTTTTAATATCTTCAACACCAACACCTAAAGGAGCTAATCTTGCTGTAATATCTGTTATACCTTCAAGAGCTTCAGTTGAGCTTAAACCAAAAGCTTTCTGTGCATCTGCTGCGATTTGTTGTGATTTTGCAAAAGTTCCAGATGCTTTTGTTAATAAACCAAGCCGTACATTTAATTTGTCAAAATTAGATGATACTTGAACTGCTTGCTTTGCTAACAGTGTGATACCAATTCCAGCAATAGCTGTTCTAAGACCACCAAAAGCTCCCTGTAGTTTTTCTGTCCTTGCTTGAACACCAGCCAAAGCCTTCTTGGCATTTGTAGCATCAACTTTTAACCTAACGACTGCTTCTGCCACAAATAAAAAAAACCTTTACTCTATATTACCTTGAATTGCGTTTTTGTCGTTGCAATGCCCTTTTTTCTTCCTCAGTTTTAATTTCATAATATCCAGCCCAATATATAAGCTCTGCCTCAGTCATATTCATTCTGAGTTCTTGTACTGTTTTGCAAAGTTCTGTTGCTAGGAAAAACTCAAATCTAAGCCAGTTATCCCCTCTTATTCTTTTTTTGCTGTGTCTATATCAAGCTGAATATCATTTAAAAAAAGTTCAAGATCATTTAAAACTTTTTCTGGAAGTTGTCTTTGCAACATTGGTGCGTCTGACATATCAAAAGCTGGAGTTCCATCTTCTTTTTCTGCCATTTGACAAAGAAGTTGAGTTGATACAACCAAAGCGTCAGCATTTGGCCCAGCTAATTGTTGTGCTTTTACTCTTGCATATCTTGTTATAGGTTTGAAGTAAATAGTAGTAATTACTTTGCCTTTTGAATCTTTTACCTCAAATTCTCGTCTTGTGACCATTTCATCTTGAAAAGCTCCAAGAATAAGGTCTGCGGTTCTTTCAGTTGCCATAAATAAATGCGAAGATTTTTACTTTTTAGATTGCTGATGTAATAGTGCCAGATGGCTTAAATGTGATGTTAATTGTGCTGACATCACCTATAGCTGAACCCTGCTCAAAGTTTGTTATAAGACCGCTAAAGCTGATTTTTTTAGTTCCGCTTGCACTATCAGGGAAAAGCTCAAAAGATGCTGTTGCGGTGTCACCTGTGGTCAAAACTCCGTCCATAAAAGTTGCAGTCTCACCAGAGGCAGCGTTGTCATATTGGAGAACAGCAGTTCCCTCACCTTCAATCAATCCACCAACAAAAGATTTAAAAGTGTCACCTTGAACAGTTGTTTCTTGGGTATCTTTGGTAATAGACATAGACCACTCTCTAGTGCCTAATACTGGGTTGACTGAAGAGCCGCCATCATCAAATTTGACTTGCCCTACATCACCTTTTACAGCAGCCATAACAATAAAAAGAAATATTTATAATTATATTAACCTTTTTTTGGATTTTTTACAGCTTTTGCTTCAGCTTCTTGTTTTTCCATATACCTTCTGCACTGGTTATCCCAATATTGTGGTTCTCTTCTGCCTTTGACTGCCTCGATAACATCAAGCATTTTTTCAGTAATTTCCATCACAAGTCCTCATAAATATTAAAAGTGATTCTAATTTGTGTTTGAAATTTACCCTCTGGACTTGAACTAAATATCTCAGGCCCAACAGGTGAATCAAAAATTACATTAGAAACAGTAATTCTATTGTATAAGTCTCTAAGCCTCTTGCAAATTGTAAAGTTAGACCCAGCCCCGATACCCTCTTCTGTAAAAACATTCAGTAAAACCAATCCGACAACATTATTTGATGCACTACTTGAATCTCCCTGAGTCAAATATTCATTTGCACCAAAGCTGGTAATACATTGAACAAAAGTATCTTCTGCTGTTGAATCAAAGGTCATATTACTAAAAACAACAGGTATCGCTGGGCTTGATGCAAGCTCTGTGGCTAACCTAGCCTCTATTATTGATCTGACTGTGTTTAAATCTACTGCTGCCATCAGAATCTACCAAATTGCTTATTTATATAAATTTCAAGCTCCTTTCCTATCAAAGCTGGAAAGCCAGCAATAGTTTGTTGCTTCGTTCTATATTGTCCACCCCATGATGGTGGTAAATTTACACCAAAACAAACAGGTTCTGAATAAACAACATTATTTGAAACTGTACCTTCAAATGGCTTTATATCTGTTTGCCAAGCTGCTCTAAGTCTACCAGTATCAACAGGTGTTGCTTTTTTTACTCTTCTAGTCCACTCTAAAGTTGTTCCAGCTACAGCATCAACAATTAAATCCTCGTAAAAACCTTTGATTTCTGTAACTTTGATTCTTCTAGCCATCTTTACCTCAAGATAAGATCAAAACTTACTGGTGTATTATTTTGCTCATTTATCACAACTTGAATTATTTTAAATTCAACACTACTAATAACTACTCTGTCTTTTGTTGTAGGGACAAAGGTAAGATCACCAGCAGATATAGTTAGCAATTTATCTTGTGACTCAATCAAATCATTTACCTGATTTCTTGAAACATTACT